CATATTTCATCAACCGACCATGGCAAAATATATTCAAAATTGACATATATACAATATTACAGGCGTTTGAAAAACGAGGCGTATTCGGAATTGATGTTATGGAAAAGATGTTGGGACCACTACTAGCAGGAAAAGATGTTTCCATGGAAGTAACATTGAAAGAATTCTACAATCTTAATGGAATTGATCTGTATTTTTTTGCTACAGAACTTAACACCTTTAAATTATGTAAGATGTCGCACCATACGCATCCGGATTGGCGAGTCATTGATGCTGTATATGCATCGTCCACGCTACCGATCATCTTTGCGCCATTGATTAAGGGCGGTGAGTGTTACGTAGATGGAGGCGTTATGTGTAGTTATCCTATGAAAGCATGTTTGGAAGCTGGGAATGCGCCTGAATCTATATTTGGTATTAAGAAATTCTTTGATGGTACTGAGTTGGTTAGCGAAAAATCATCGTTATTTGATTATTTGCTGATTATTCTGAAAAATGTAATCGCTCTGTTGAATGGATATGAATCTGGACTTATTACACATGAAATACTACTAAACGGAGATCATACGACTTTGGAGAACATGCTTTCGCTCGCGTCGTCGAGAGAAGAGCGTGAAGCAAATATTGACGCCGGCGTTGAGATTTTCAATAAGTTTATGCGGGGGCTTCGCCCGCAACCGGCTTCGCCCGAAGCGGGAGACGGCAGCCTCGCATAATTACGGACGAGCTTTTTTGGTGCAACGGAATTCTGGATTGCGCATGTATCCATCTTTGCACTTTGCAACGCATCTCCTAGTCTTTGGATTCATCTCTTTATGTTCCGGGCAAATTTTGATCTGCGCGCAATTAAAGTTGGCGTTTCGGACATACCCATCCTTGCACTTTTTCACACAACGACCCGTCTTGGGATTGCGCTCTTTTCCTGATTGTTCGCATGGTGTGAGAGATTCCGCCACAGCAAAAGGTATTTGCGAATCTGGCGTTTCAATTTCGGGAGCTGAACTAACAAGCGGAACTATATCGTGGTTTACTATGTGTAACCCATGTCGCCGAAGAATTCCACTATCGGTCAATATTGACTCATATGCCTTCAAAAAGAAGTCAGCATCACAACGATCAGACACTTTCGGATTTATCGCATTTAAACATAGGTTCGTCATTACTTCATACACCATTGGATGTAAAACATGTTTGATTGGTCCAAGAACGTGTAGTATAGTGAATCCCAATCCATATACATCCGTTGTATTTATGGATTTGAGTAGGAATTCGTTGTATTTTTCAGGAGTTAGATCGTTGACAAAGAAATCGTAAAACTGTTGCTTTAAGAACACATTTCGTTCCAATGCCTCGTCTTTGGAAATCATATTTGTGATATATGCCAGGAATGTAACGATGTGATCTTTCATACCGGATCTTACCTGGGTGAATATTTGTTCTCGTTGTTCTAAGGTCAATTTTGCGTAACTCATATAATTCCTCTTATTTTGAAACATCATTTCCATTGGAAACGACCAGTGTGGGACCGCATGAGAATTAATAGATTGGATACTCTTGTTTTTCAGTGATTCCGCCATCGTCATATGTCCGAAATCAATGAAGTTCATACGTTCTTCCGTCGGGTTGTAGACAATGTTTTGAGGTTTCAAATCATGATGTACTATACCATTATCGTTTAGAACTTTGATACCCAGAATCACACGATGTAATTCAATTAAAAACATCTCTATTTCTTCTTTGGTTCGGTCTTTAATATCGTATAAATAGTCTGCTAAATTAAGACCGCCATCCTTCATTATCAGTAATTTCATGTTTGCGATATCCTTACTCTTAATGTATTTACATTTATCTATTGCCTTAATGGTTTCCGAATTACGAGCAGGAGAACACACTTCTGGTTTGCCAAGATGATATCGGAGATCCTTATCTACCGCGTCAATCACATCGTATTCTTTCAATTCAGTTGTTGCATGTCTAATATCCATCGCTTTGGAAAGTTTGCCTTCATATGACATTGTGGGCGCGTCTTTACATTTTAAACTTGGTTTATGGACGCAACCGTATGCGCCCTCACCAATTACAACCGACGTCATCTTTATTTATATAGTAAATAAAGATTATATTTATTCAGGAGTGATTACAGTAGTAACGAATTTATGCAGTGAGTCCTTTGTGATCTTAGAATCAAATTCAATCGTTTCCCCGCCATCAATCACTAATTTGACTGTGGGGTAGGATTGAATGTCGTATTTCTTTATCAGTACGGCGATGTTCTCATCCTCGCCATCATCCGTGCAGTTTACTTCCGAGCATTTTAACTTGTAACCATTGATCTGCTGTCCGTTGTACGCATCCTTAAACTTCTTCCATTGTGGCAGAGCAGTCTTGCAGTGAGGGCACCAGTCCACATGGAAAAACATTATCGTTGCGCTTCGGTTTGTGCGGTCCGCGTTTGCCACATCCGCAAACTTGGTTTTCGCAACGACGTCCTTCGCGTATTTCTGATATCCGTAATATCCGGCGACAGAGAACAATAAGAACAGTACAATGACAAGTACAATCCAGAAGTAGGGCCTGACGAGGTTTAGGATGGTATCAACGATCTTTGACATTCGTGTATATATACTAATTGATATATATAATTTTACGCAACTAAACTATTCTCACTATACTATAAATATAATATGGCGAAAACTAGAAAGAACCGTGTTTTTTCGGATTCAGAATATAATAGTAATGACGGCATGCTTACGAGTGTATGGGGGCCGAGCATGTGGCATTATCTTCACACCATGAGTTTCAATTATCCCGTCAATCCTACCGTTGAGGATAAACATCGGTATCGTGATTTCATTCTCAGCTTGCGTTGGACGCTACCTTGTGGTAAGTGCCGTAAAAATTTGCAGATGAACTTCAAGAAATTGCCCCTCAAAATGAAGCATATGGAGTCGCGTCTTGCGTTCTCTACCTATGTGTATGATCTACATGAGCTTATTAACAAGATGTTGGGTAAACAATCGGGGCTGACGTATGACATGGTGAGAGAACGTTACGAACATTTTAGATCTAGATGCACTAAACCCGTTGAAGTGAAACCGGTCGCAGAAAAAGGCTGCGTGGAACCACTTTATGAAGGCGAAAAAGCGAAGTGCGTTCTGAAAATTGTACCACAAGACGAACAATGCGAGACTTTCCAGATTGATAACAAGTGCATTAAGAAGAACGTATAGATTTAGCGTTTTTCATTGGTTATAAAAATAACTCGCGATACTATATAATGTCATCTGACGAGAAGAAAATACCCTTCTGGGGAGATAATCCAAATGTAATATTACAAACCGATTTCATATTTGAGTTCTTTCCTGTGGAAGGCATGACGCACGAGCAAAAGTTGAATGCGATTTCTCGTGGGGTGGTGCTACTATGCATAGTTGGATTCATACTTACACAGAGTGTTCGTGTCTTGATTGTCTCCGGGTTGACTCTCGTTTCTATTTACTTGTATCACTTAAACATGCAGCGAGAGAACGAGAAGAAGGCCAAGGTAATCGAGGAGAAGTTTGAGAACCAGGCGGATGTCGTGTTGAAAGGTGCATCGGTTCTCCGGGATGTGAATGTATTTGACACTCCCGATTCTTCCAATCCTTTTGGAAACGCGCTCGTTACCGATTACCAATATAACCCGAATAAGAAGCCGGCGCCACCCGCTTTCAACGAAAGCGTAAATGAGAAGATTCTGGATAAGGCGAAGACATTGGTGAAGGAGCTGAACCCAGACCAGCCGGATATTTCTGACAAGTTATTTAAGGATTTAGGAGAACAATACGTGTTCGAACAATCGCTTCGCCAATTTACGTCGAATCCGTCCACAACCATCGTGAACGACCAAACCGGATTTGCTGACTTCTGCTATGGTTCCATGACATCTTGTAAAGAGGGCAATCTGTTCTCGTGTGCGCGCAATTTACCGCGCCATACGAATTATTAAAATATTATATTACTGTATAATATATGACTTCTGTAGTATTCAATCTTATGGACCGTTTGGGGGTTGATAGCTCCCGTCGCAATGAATCCAATACCAAGTATGCGACTTATATGTTAAACAACGAATTCGGCGCCTCCAAGTCTGACGACCATGTGAAATTCGCCACACTCAACCCTAAGATTAATTTTAGGGGAACTGTGGGCGGGCTTCCGGGGTCGGCTGTGGATTACGATTCGCTTCTTCTGATTAAGACGGAGCAGCAGCGCGCATTTGAGAAGCTGCAGCTGATTCAGCGCCCGTTTGCCACTGTTCCGTATTTAGGAAGGGGTGCGAGTGATCCGGTGTTGGAGTCTCGCCTCCAGCAGGGTGAGCTGGCGACCGATAAGAAGAGTGTTTCCACCATCATGGATAAGCCGTACACCGACCACAAGAGTTTCCCTATGGTTTCTAGTCTGAAGGATCGTGTTACAAATGCGGCGTTCTCTGTTGAGGAGGCGGCTCTCAATGGATGGGTGCGTGGCGGACAATCGTCGCGTGAGGAGGTCGTATTCTCCAAGAAATAAAACTATTCATATAATATAGATATTATATGAGTGATAGTGAAATAGATACATTGTTGGATAGTATAAAAGGACTGAAGTTAGATGCTACCCAACCGAACATTGAGTTTGAACTAAATGAAAAAATTGATGAATTTATTAAGATGGTGTTTCCTGATTATACTGGTCTGGAGAATACAACTGACGTAAAGTTGCAGTTTTTAAAGGAACAGAAACCTGTAGATAGATCTACTATTAAAGGAGATATTAAAGCGTTTTTAACTAAATATCATACGGAACTAGATAGAGTTCTTTCCAACGCACCTCCAGCGACGCTCATGTCCGTAGTTGCCCCACAGCCTACCGCCCTGTCTGCAGCCGAATCCGTAGTTGCGTCACCACTTCCAGCCCAGTCCTCTGAGGTTGTTACACCACCGCCTGCGAATACACCAGGTGCTAAGGACGCGACAATCGTTGCTGAAGCACCAGCTGCACTAAGTTTGGTAGAACAATTGGTTGAAATGGGATATGATGGCGCCAAGGCTGAAAAAGTTGCCAAAACTTCAACCGATATTTATTTGGCTATTGACAAGTTAAATACAAGTTTTGCGCTAGATGATGCATCTATCAAACAATTAACTGACATGGGTTTTAACGAAGCGCAAAGCAAAGAAGCATTATCCGCTGCCAATAATGACATTGAGTATGCGATAGATGCACTACTCAAAGCTGGTCCAGATATTAAACAAAAGGAATATGAAGAAATGAAGAAGGCAAACATAGACATAGACCTTTTGTTTGCAACAATGAAGGATCGTGGATGCAACATTGAATCTGCAATTGAGTTTTTACAGAACAAATTAATAGATACCGAAAAAGCAGCGGCGGCGGAGGCCGTACCGATACCGTTAAACACTGTTGATTTAAAAGGAAAAGGAACAACCCCGCCAACAACAGGAAATGACAACAATCCAGTATATTTGCAAAGACAAGACGACAATCAAAGCTGTGGTAGAAACGCATTAAACAATTTGCTAGGAGGCGATTTTTTTGTGAAATCATCAAATATAGTTTATACCGAAGAAACTCTGCGTGAGGCAGGTAGAAACTTGTCAACTGATGCACAAATAGATTTGAGCGCAGTATGCAAATTATTACATGCAACCGAAAGATCTAATAAATCTACGGATGAGCAATTGGATACATATTGTCCCACAAGTGAAAATTATAATATAGATGTTATTATCCAAACACTAAAAAAATGTGGATATGACAGTAAGCAGATTAGTTTGAGAACTGATATACCAAGTGCTAACGATTATTTGTTCGGGTATATTATTAATACCGGTGGACATTGGTTCTCAATATGTAAAATAAAAAGCGATTATTATTGGAAAAATTCAACCGATCCAAATATAAACAAGATAACCAACATAGGCACATTGTTCGATAATGGTGGGAGATTAAGTAATTTATTTACTCCTGAAGGACATTTACGCTCTATGATTACCGTGATGCCTGATGGAAAGAACTTTAGGAGACAATTTAGTATTATTGAAGTATTCAATCGTACTCAGTTTACATTAGATGAACTTATTCAAGATATATTACCCGACGCAATATGCAGTAAGGGTGAATTAAAACGTAAAAGAAACTCATGCAAACAAATAAGGGTATTTACGAGAAACAGTCTTTCTGGCTACCCTGTAAATCGGCTTATGTCAATATACAATGATCTAATGAACAGCGATAAAAAAATAGATATAGACCCTATTATTCCGTTCATAACGAATGCTGCGAAATACCCTTTAGATAGATATGCACCGGAAACCGAAAACATTCTCCATATGTTACAAGGTAAACCATATACTGTAGATATTGAGTCTATAAAAAAAATAATTAATTCTAGAATCGCGTATTATTTTGAACCACTTAAGCTTAAACGTTTGTTTAATATGTCGGATAAAGAATACACAGAAAAATTTGAATTTTCGTTTGATATAATAAAGGATGAAAATATATCAGATCTTTTTAGAGTATATCATATTGTAAACGATACGTTTTATGCGATCAATGGGAAGCCACCAGACGAATTTAATAAAGACCCTCTTACCCTGCCTACAATTGAAGACAGGCGTAGCAGAATAGATACCATTTTTATTGGCGAAGCAACTGTAACGAGCCATGTGATGAGTTTTCTTCGTGAAAACGAATAACAATCTTATTAACAACTTCCTCAAAATAAATATAAACATATGCGTATCTTATATACAAATATGTACAACCACGCCTTAGAAATCGTTTATTCCGACGATGATGAATATCGCGACTGTATCCGTCGTGTATTCTCTATGAACCCGGCGAACTGTACCAACGATGATGGTTTTATCTACGACGACAAGAACGTGAGCGATGGTCTGGACTTTATATTCGCAAAAACAAAGGATGTCCCCGAGTTTCGCGACCTATATTTGGTCGGTGCCGCTAAGATGTTAAGTAATGAACTAGAGATCGGTATGGCAATCGCGTTCTCCTATGAGTATTTTGACCTATTCCATGTGTGTTTAGCGGATTATATACGAGACGGTGTCGTTAACAAAGAGAATTACACAAAACTCCATAAGAAAATCTCGTAATGTATTATATATGGCATCCACACGCGATAAAAATGCTCCGGGTAATTATAAATTAGAACAGGCCGGGAATAAGTTTGGGTCCAACTACCGTGTGAATGAATTCGGGAGGCCGGTGGTATCATACCACCCGGGTGCTGGACTCCTTCCGGCGAAGACCTCGCGCACCGAGCTGGCGAACAATTCGTGCGACATTGAATCCATGTTGTTCGGAATCGGTTCCAGTGATTTAGTGAATACACGCCCGACCATTCAACCTGCGCTCAAGCCGATGAAGAGTTTGGATATGTATGATCGCCCTGCCCTGATTCTCCCCGAACCGGTGTCAGTGAGTTCAGTAAACCGTCCTCTATTTTTAAACTAATCGTTTTTCTATTTTTTATAGAATACCGATTAGTATTTCTATGTCGCTGCTTGAACGTAGTATTGTATTTGGTGTTTCGGTTCGGAATTAACTCTTGGACTACTGGTTCAGTTGCATTTGCAGGTACAAATGAGCTTAATACTGCCATAAGATTGTTGTTCTCCAGTGGGTCTATACTTGGTAGTTCGTCGCATCGTTCAAAAGCGATTTTCACATATTCCGGACAGGGTTCATACTTACCATCCGGCAAGACTTCCATTGGTATGCGAATACAGGCATATATGTATTTTTTTGACATTACTTTATTTATGTAAACATAAATGTTTATATAAGTTTTTACTGGTTGAATTTCACAATAATCTTTACCATTTCCTTCTTGATGCACTTGCATGCCGAAATGGAAAGTTCCTCGCGCTTCTTTCTCGTCTTGGTATCACTATCCTTACGCTTGGATGTGCTATTACGCGCGTTCATGTCGTTTTCTATGTCCTCGTAATTCGCCTCAATGAACTCAATAATCTTGTTCTCAATCGTCCACTTGAAAAAATTGAGTTGTCCGATCGTGGTTTCCATAGACTTGGTGTCATTATACGGTATCTTAATACGCTCCCAGCGGCAGAAGGGATCAAACCGTTTTTTGCTGTATGCCTTCAGCTTCAGTTTGTAGTCGTTGTATACCTTGAAACGCCGGGGTTCTCCATAGCTATCTTTGAGTTCATATACAGTGAAGTTCTTCTTCGCGTAGTTCGTAACGAACCAGTCCACTATCCGGAGGGATATTTTTGATTCGCCATTTATGATAGCGATCGTCTTCGTGAGATAGTCGTGGTTTGCATAGAATGCCATTAGGTTTTGAAGTAATAATTCATTTTGCGTATTGCATTTGGTTGCCATTGTTGTTTGGTAGTAGAATTGTGCTTTTATATGAATTTACGCATGTTATATATTTTTTAGTTTACAATACATATTATTTTATATTACGCAGTTTGTAGTATTTCAAATTCCTTTCCATATTTTTCTATTATCTTTGAATTAATTTTAATCAACTCTAAATTAATGTTGAATTTTTCGGCAGGCAATGTGACAGTAATAGAATGTTTATAGTCCTTTGTTCGCCTCTGATATAATAATACACTCTTTCCATCTTTATTAATTATTGATATATTGTCCGGTTTCCAATCATCATATGTGTTTTTGTAATGCTCTATGCTATATTCTTTATCTAAAATTGCGCCAGATCCAACTTTTTCCAATTCTGTATTAATATCATAACGTTCTGGTAAAACAAACGATAATGTGTTATTCGCATTTAATTTTATGCAGTAATGTCGTTTGCATGTTGTATTTACATATATATTTTCAGGAATTATAACCTGTTTTTTTGATTCAAATCCAGTAAGATCTAGTTTATGTACGTCCCCGTACAACTCAATTATCTTATCATTCAATTTGCCAAGTTCGCTATTGAGATCGTAGTTTTGTCTTAGTTTAATGGTGGTAGCAATGCGGTCATTCCCGTTCTTTTTGTCAAATACAATATACAAATCACCATTACTAGCCGTTTTAATTCTCACGTACATTGGTAACTCTTTTTTAGCTTTCTCTGGAATAACATCTGGTACCTCGCATATAGCATGTTCTATACCATATTTATGAATAATAATTATATTTAATTCATTCAGTTTTTTATCAATTTCGTTATTAATTCCAGGCGATTCGTCGTGAGATTCGTAATATTGTTCTAGGTTGATGCGAGCATATAACTTGGTGTCGCCTATTTTTTTTTGGAATAATAATATTGTCTTATTGTGCTCATTTACAATGCAAATATTCTTCGGCAAACTTAACTTATCTTTTACTTCAAACGGTTCGCCTATGTATTGAAAATCATCAGTAAATATGCTTTTTCCGAACATTTTCTCTATATTGTGATTGAAAATATACAACTGTTTGTGTTTATGATCTTCATTGTTAGGATCAAAGTCTAGATCCTCAATAATCATCCTTTTTGTTTGCTTTGTTTTACGATTATCATATACGAGATGATGACGTCCATCCGTATTTGTTGTTATGTAAACATGTGTAGGCATGGATTTGTGATATTCAGGTATAATACCATTATTTAATTTTTCCAATGTATCTATTGTTACTTTCAGTTTGTCATGAATAGATACAAGCATTGACTTTGAACTTTCCCATATTTTCGGTGTTAGTAATGGATGCCCTTCAATTCGGAAAAAATCTCTTGATTTGTTTTGTTCTTTATCCCATACATTTACGTTATATGTGACGTATTTTGGCAAATCATTTTGTGATATACCTTCTGGTAGTGATCGCGCCTGATGTTGTCGTTCCCGTTTTGTACCATCCAATATGCCTTTTGAATTTAATTGCTGTTCTTTGCATGTTGCCACGCGCAAATTTCCAATACTATTATTAAGCGGATTTCTATCAATATGATCTACACTTACATTACCAGTACCTTTGCCATTTCCATAACAATCCATTATAACCTGATGCATAAAAAGCATACAACCTGAACCTAATATGTATCCATTCGTATGTTTATGCCAAGTTATCTTATCGCCATTATTGTTGTTGCATTCGTATTCTTCTATTTTTGAATATGATTCTTTACACAATTTGACGATTGATTCTGGTTCACAAAACATAAAAAGTGATTCATTGTTGTTCTTATCGCGTACTAACCATAATGGGTTTTTTTCCTTACCGCTATCAGTACCCATATGCTTAATATGACCTTTTATGCGGTTTATTATTGTGTAACCTTGACTTGTGATCTGATTCTGAGCGCGATTGTGTAGTAATGACATATTATATACATTATAATATGTGATTTCTTTATATTGAAATTTCGCAACATACTTTATCGCGAAACGGTTTAATTGCTATAGGCGACACCAGCCATGCCGCTCATCACACGCAGCACGTTGTAATTGACCGCATAGACACGGACCTTGGCAGTGTTGGTTCCCGAAACCGTGGGGGACGAGAGAACAAGCTGGAGCACAGCGTTGTCAATGCGCGAGAAGTTGCACGTCCCGGAAGGCTGGTGCTCCTCGGGCCTCAGGGCGAAGGAATAGACGTTGATGCCAGTGTCCGGGGCACGCGTGTGGTGCTGGAACGGCTGGACGACATCAAAGTAAGATCCCTCACGCTCGGAGAAGCGATCCTGTCCGTTGAGCTGGAGCTTGGCCGTGACGACGGGGTTCTCTCCCCAGCAGTGCATGTCAAGGGCAGACTCGGCGAGGACGAAGGTGCCGGCATCGGAGAGGCCAGAGGCAACTCCAAGACCGCCAGCCTCAAATCCGCCGGTAGGGCCACCCGTCCACGTGCCAGAGGCAGACGCGGTAAGATCAACAGCTCCAGCCTGCTCGAACAGACCAGCGGAGTTAATGAAGGAGCCCGTAGAGGCACCAACACTGTCCTGGGAGCCGAAGGCGTGGATCGCGTTCGGGAGGGCATCAATGGAGTCAGTGTAGTTGAAGGGCTGGGCGCCGAGGGTCTTGTAGAGGGTGTTTCCGGCAATCAGCGAAGAGCAGTAGTCAACGTTGGCGTCCGGCTGCACGACCCAGATAAGCTCCTTGCACGGGTGGTTGAAGTTGAGCTTGATCTTGTTGGAGGAGGATCCAACGGACTCGTCTCCAGTGAACTGGAGCTGCTCGAACAGGTACTCGTGGGGGTTCTGCGCCATCTTCCTGCGCTCATCAGTGTCAAGGAAGATGTAGTCAACGTAGAGGGAGGCGGCAACAAGGGACTGCTGGTAGGCAGTGGTAACCGTGACAGTTCCGCTGTTGGCGGCAATGCTGTTGACCGCCCAGAGGCACTCGCCGATGGGGCGGAGATCAAGGTTGATCTTGACCTCGTGGTACTGAAGGGCAATCAGGGGGAGGGCAAGTCCAGGGTTCCTGCAGAACCAGAACTGGAGGGGCACGTAGAGGGTGGTCTCCGGGAGGGCGTTGCGGGGAGCGCAAACCTGGGTGGGCGCGCCAGAGGCAGCGCAGGGGCCCTGAACTCCGGCGAAGGCGGGGTCAGTGATGTAGGTGAGCTGGGTGGTGTTTCCAATCATCTTGAAGTACCCACGCTGTTGCTCGGAGGTGAGCGTAACCTGGTTCCAGATGTGCATCCAGTCTCCGTACTGGCGATCAATGCGCTGTCCGCCGATCTCAACCTCAACCTGGGCGACGAGCTGCTCGCCGATGAAGTCCATCCAGCGGGCATAGACGCCCTGGGCGCCGGAAGAGTTCTTCATGGTCTGGTTGATCTCGGGGAGGGTGACCTGGAGGTAGGTGCGGTAGGCAAGATCTCCGTTGCGGGAGATCGTGCACGTCACGCGGCGTCCGAAGTCAGCCTGTCCGGAGAAGGTCTGCTCGATGGACTCCATCGCGAAGTTGGTGTGGCGCCTGTAAGAGACCTTCCAGAAGGTGATCTCAGGGGTGCCTGTCAGGAAGACGTCCTGCGCGCCGTAAGCTACAAGTTGCATAAGTGCTCCGCCCATGTTTTTATTATAGTATACGTAAAGATAATAATTTGGGAAACTAACTATTTAATTGGTAATTTCCTAAAGTTTTCTCATCCAGCTTCATATTTTTGTCTATGAACTTCTCTAAATAATCCGACATGAAAACTTCCCGTTTCCCTTCATGTTTCTTTGAAAAAATATAATTCCCATCGCTCTTTTTTACCGACCAACCCGTCTCTATAGCATTCATTATAAAATTCATTTTCTGGAAGGTTATCACGTCTATACTCATTCCCAGTTTATCCATAAATTATACATACTAAGGTTACTATAATACTCAAGTTTTACCTAAAAATGTTTATGCAGTTCAATTATATAGAAAAGACCCGATGTATCTAAATAGTATAATGAAAAAGGCAGATCCGGTGCAACATACAATAGACAAGAAACACGGTCAGATGTTAGAGGAATTTCATACAAATGAAACCGTGCATATTCCCGAACTACTCACTCAGAAGAAATCCCTAAAATCTCAGGTTCGTTCTCTAAATTCCGATCAAATAGAACAATACATGGAACTCAAGGACCGAATAGCTATAATCAATACTACTATAAAAGATATGAAACTACAGAAAAAGCGGTATTTGCTTGATAATTCCAAACATATTTTCAATTACTTTGAAGAAAAAAAACAAATATCCAGTGGTGGCGCAAAAAATGTAAATGTTCTAAATAATTTCTTCAAGGTGAAACAACCCACAGATGAAGTCCTAGATAATGCGACGACCACAAAGCAATCAATCGTAAATTATTGGAAGAATGTGAATAACGAGATCATAAACCCTCAGGACTTTGTTGCGCCTACAGATATTTGTGGATATTGCTATAAGGGCGAGATGATTCCACAGGATGAAGAGGGCGTCATGATATGTAACAACCGCGAATGTGGTAAGTTCATTAGTTATATGATAGATAGTTCAAAACCATCCAATAAGGAGGCGCCTAACGAAGTATCCTACACTGCGTATATCCGGCTGAATCATTTTAAGGAAATCCTCTCACAATTCCAGGCGAAAGAAACAACTCAGATACCGGAGGAAGTCATTGAGAATATTCGCACCCGAATAAAAAAAGAGCGCATCCATAATCTGGCCGAAGAGATCAATTATGATAAAATGCGCGAAATCTTGCGAAAGCTTGGTTATAATAAATACTTCGAACATATCCAATACATAAATTCTATTTTCGGAATACGACCGCCGATCATGAACGAACATCTACACGAAACACTGTGTGTATTGTTTATAGAAATACAGAAACCATGGGCCATCCATTGTCCGGCGAATCGCACCAATTTTTTCAATTATACATACACATTGTATCAGCTCTGTGTTCTCTTGGATCAAACACAATACTTGCCATACATTCCACTAATGAAGGATCGCGAGAAACAGCTGGAGCAAGACCAGATATGGTGTAAAGTATGTAAGGACCTGGATTGGGAATATTATCCGACCGTGTGATTACCAGACGAATTTACTGATTGCTTCGGCAAACCCGGTGTCGCTGAGCGTATTGTTGTCTATAGCGCACCTCTTCAATTCATCTAGATTTTCATAGATCGTGAATATTCCATCAAATGTCT